GTGGGGTATTAGGTTGCCGGGATAATATATATAATAATTTCAAAAGCCCAGTTTTGTAACCCCCCACTCCATAATATAAAAACATGCGAATAGTTTATATTGTAAATGAATTCTGGTTTTATCTTTCTATGGCAAGGTGCAGCCTAATAACCTTGCGTAAGCATAATCCTTCTATTCCAGTCGATGTTTTTTACATCAAAGATAATAACGAAAATAATCGTAATATTGGCGGACTGCTTCAATGTGCCGCTAAAATCCCACAGATCACCACAAATGAATTTATGGAGTTGTGTAATCGTTTGAATGTAAATGTTAAAGTAATAGACGACATTCAGATGGGTCAGGAGAAAGGTTATTGTTCCGCACAACGAAAGTTTTTAGTTAATGCATCTGAAGAAAAAACATTGTTGTTGGATGCCGACACTTTTATCTTTGGTGATATATCACATCTTTTCAATTTGCTTGATGAGTATGATTTTGTTGCTGATAAGAATTGTTTTGGTGAAAGATATTCTATGACCTATAAATCTACGACTATGCGACCATTCAATAGTGGTGTGGTTTTGTGGAATAAAGGTTTGTTGAAAGAATATGCAACAAAGGTTTTTGATTTATGCCTTGCACTCAAAGATAGAACGCATGAATTGGGTGATTGGTTGCACCAAGTTACTTCTGATAAGAATGAACCGCCACAAGGAAGGGAAGAACTTGCTTGTTCGATTTTTGTGCTTGATAAAAATTTAAAATACAAATATTTTACAAAGCAAGATGTGCAGACAAACAATTATTATGGAGATTGTCTGATTTATCACACTTTGACGCAAAATTGGATGGATGGCTATTTTAGATTCAAGGATTTGATTGAAGGAACATCTTCTCCGCAAAAGAAGATGAAACTATCGCTTTTAAAACCAAAAAGCACCTTTACTTAAATTGTAAAATTTGGTAATCTCTGGAATCAAATAAAAACGGAGATGTACATGCGAGAGTTGACACCAGAAGAACAATCCAAATTCGATTCTTTTTCCGATCCAGATAATATAAAAACAAATTTTGCATGGGATGATACATTTCAAAGAAGAATTCTTGGAATGTTGTTGATGGATCAGACTATGCTCATTCAAAGCATAGACAAATTAAAGCCCCATTATTTCAGCAATGAAGTTCATGTCACTATTACAAAAATATTATTCAATTATTTTCAAGAAAAAAGAATTTCTCCTCACATGGCTGTTTTGAAGCAAGAGCTTTTAAATCACCTCAAAGAAAAAGATAATTCAGTTCAATTGTATTATATTTCTGAACTTGAAGCCTTATATGACTACTATGTTCCCGGTATTGACACTCGTGAATATCTTTTGGAAAGAGTTACATATTTTGCAAGGGTACAAGCAATTAAAGTAGCATTTCATGAATGTTTGCAAAAGATGTCGGAAGCACCAGAAGACGAAAAAACATGGTCTTATGTTTATGAAAAAATGCGTGAGTCTATGAGTGTGGATACGGACTACGAACCGGGATTAGAGTATTTTTTGAATATCGAAGAGATGTTCAGAAGAATGGAAGATCAATTTCAAGGCAAGGAAAGATTCACTAGTGGTTTTCCTTCCATCGATGATGCCTTGACGAATGGTGGCTTATTTCCCGGACAGATTGCAGCTTGGATTGGTTTGCCGGGAACTGGAAAAAGTTTGGCACTAGTAAAGGCTGCTGTTGCAAATGTTCTTCTTGGTCACAAAGTTTTGTACATAACATTAGAAATGGATGAAGTTGGTATTGCTCAGAGATTTACAAGTCAATTTGCAAAGATAGATATTAATCTTTTAAGAGAATCAAAAGAACAGATAAAAAAGACTATTGCCGAATTTGGAAAAGACAAAGATGATCAAAATCTTTTTATATTAAAGCAATTTCCGGGTGGTTCTATAGATGTGAATGGAATTCGTGGATATTGTTCACGATTAGAGGCAATGGGATGGAAACCAGCATTGATTATTATAGATTATGTTGGTGAAATGAAAGATGATCCAACTGTGAAAAAGTATGAATCTGCTTATAGAATATTGAGAGATTTGCGTGGCTTTGGTGTCGAGAAACAACATTGCACATTAACTTGTGTGCAACCAAATCAAACCGCTGCAAAGTTAGAAATATCGCAATATATTGATGAATCAAATATCGGAACATCATTTGATCAGTTTAAACCTTTGGATGGATTCTGGTCGATCAATCAACAAACTATTGAAAAAGATGCAGAGGTTGGTCGTGGATTTGTTATAAAACATAGAAATGGAAAATCAAGATTCCCATTCAAGATGGCTTTTGATTTTTCGATGGGAACTTTGGACATTTACGAGATTAGTGTGGATACTTACAAGGAAAGGCTAACTAGGGTTCAAATGCAACGAAGCGAAGATATTGCTTTTGATACTTACTCTGTTGATAAGAAGAAGAAGAAAGTTACATCACCCAAAAACAGCGTCATAGATGCAGAGGAATAAACATGTCAGAAATACCGAGCGAAAAGATTAAGGTAATTGTAAATAATAAAGAAATAATTCTTGATCCAGATAATATGAAATTCAATGAATTTACATTGAGCGAATATATGGATAAGGAATATGCTTGGATTGATTATTACGGAAAACAACTTGAAATGGCAAATAAAGAACTATCACTAGCCGAACTTGCCTATGAGACTAAATATAACGAAATATACATTTCAAATAAAGACCAAGGAGGCTCTGACACTTATTGCAAGGCTAAATCTCAATGCAATCAGGAATGTGTTGAGTTATTCGGAAAAGTTATAGAAAGAAAATCTGCGGTTGGATTTTTAAAAATGTATTTAAAAGCTTGGGATAAAAATCATGATAATGCACAAAATCGTGGACATACTTTGCGTAAGGAGTTGGACAAATTAAATAAGGACATATACGAAGGCAGAGATGGAAATGATGGATTGTGCAATGCCGAAGACATTTTAAAACGGTGAATGTAGATGAAATATAATATTCGTTGGATGATAAAAGATGATATTGATTTGGTTGTAGAAATTGAAAAAGATTCTTTTTCTCAACCTTGGTGTCATAAAGATTTCTTGGATTGTTTGAAAAATAGGGGCAACATTGGAAAGGTAATTATAGTTGATAATAATATAGTTGGCTTTATTTTGTACGAATTGATGCCTAAAGGATTTTATATTATCAACATAGCAATAAATCCAAATTATCGTAGGCGTGGTTATGCCAGAGCGATGGTGGATCAATTGATTGACAAGCTAGGCTCAGAATCTTGCAATCCAGAAGAAAAAGATAAACGAAATTATATAAATTCTTATATTTCCGAAGAAAGATTTCATGCCCATCTTTTTTTCAAGAGCATGGGATTTAAAGCTGTATCTATAGAAAAAGATTTTTTTAGAGATGACGAGGGAATCTTTGATGCGTATCATTTTTTGTATAAAACTAATTATTGCCAGCCACAAGACGAATTTGCAAGTAATTTAATGGCTTATGATGCTGAAGATTGCGAAGGAATTTAATGATTTGGGATATTAGATTTTTAGATTTAGCTAAACACATTTCTCTTTGGAGCAAAGATCCATCAACCAAAGTTGGTGCTGTTATTTTTGATTCCGACAAAAGAATAGTTTCTATAGGTTACAATGGATTTCCAAAAGGTGTTTGTGATGATCCTCAAAGATATGATGATCGAGATATAAAGTATAAAATGGTAGTCCACGCAGAGGCTAATGCTATTTTATTTGCTCAAAGGAATTTGGATGGATGTTCTATAGTTACATATCCATTTATGCCATGTTCTGGTTGTGCCTCTCTAATCATTCAAAGTGGAATTAAAAGATGCATAGCACCAAACTTATCAGAAGAATTGGCGAAAAGATGGAAAGATTCCTGTGACATTTCCAGAACAATGTTCAAAGAAGCTGGTGTTGAGTTGTGTCTATATGATCATGAATAATTTCATTCAAAAGATTTAGCTTTTTGAAGAGCAGAAGCCATACTTTGATCCATGTCCAAATATTTATATTCTCCCAATCTTCCACCAAATGTTACATTGCTTGGTTTTATTGATGAATATTTTTGATAAATTTCAGAATTTATTTTATTTCTAATTGGGTATAATGGGTCTGGATTTTCTTCATATGTTGCTGGAATGTCGTAGGTTATTACGCTAGTGAAATCTTCTTTTTTACCAGCATAATGTTTGATAGACTCTCCGTGTTTGTAGAAGTGACGATGTTCTATGCTTCGAAGATATCGAACCGATTCATCAACATGATTTATAACTGCATTTCCTTGTTGATCTCCAATAAATTCTTTTTTCTCAAATTTCATGGTGTTGTATTCAAGTTTCCCAAATTCAAAATCAAAAAATTCATCTATTCGACCTGTATAGACAATCTGTTTTGCGAGACGCATTAGTTTTTCTTTTTGCTTTATAAAATCTACACCAACCTCAACATCAATACCATCAAGCATATTATAAATTAGATTTGTATATCCATTTTTTGGAATACCTTGAAATTTCGTAGTAAAATAATTTTCGTCATATGTAAGTCGAATAGGAAGTCTTTGAATTATTGATGTTGGAAGTTCTTTTGGTTCTCGCATATATTGTTTTTTTGTATATCCATAGAAGAATTTTTTATATATTTCTTCTCCAACCATGGATAATGCCCATTCTTCAAAATTACTTGGATTTTCGCATGGAATTTTTTTTTCTTCTAATATTTTTTTTGCTTCAGCTGGAGTTTTTATTCCCCAAAGTTGTTGAAGTGTCATCAAATTGATTGGAAATGAATATATTTTTTCATTCGATAGAACTTTCGGTCTATTTATAAATGGAATAAATTCAGAAAAGTTATTGGCAAATTCCCATACCTCTTCGCTATGTGTGTGAAATACATGTGCGCCATAAGATGAAACATAGTAATCATCTTGAGGCATATCGTGTGCTGCCCCTGCAATGTGTGGCTTTTTATCTAGAACTAAACATTTTTTTCCAAGGTCGGTAACCTTCCTTGCAAATGTCGATCCAAAAAATCCAGACCCAACAATAATAAAGTCGTACATAATATATCCGTGGTTAAAGCTATAATATTCTATGCTTAATTTTGATATCATTCAAAAAGAAATTAAAGAGTTATTGAGAAAGAAACTTGTAAACGGCAAGATACTCCTTCAAGATTGCAAATTAATTGATGAAAATTCTAGAAGAAGTCCTTCATATAGCGACCCGCTTTATGTTCCTTTTTATTATCATCTTGGCAAATTTATAAAGCCAAAGAGTGTATTATCTTTGAGTTTTAATTTGGGATTATTAGAGAAATGCTTTTTTATGTCTTGTTTAGAAACAGAGTATTTTCTTGCTTTTCATCAAACCGATGAAAATGTTTACTTTTCTAATCGTATGGGCTTTTATAATATTAGGCAGTCTTACAAAAAAGATTTCGATTTTTTCACAGGCAATATGAAAAATGATGATTTCCACGATAGAATCGGGAAGAGAAAATGGGATGCAATTTTTATAAATGAAGAAAAAAATTATGATTATATTCTCTATATGCTTGAAGTTTCATGGGAATATTTGTCCGATGATGGCTGTATTATTATTGACAATGCTTTGGATCTAAAACCTGTGAAACAAGCGTATTTGGCTTTTGCTGATAGTGTTGGTGTAAAGCCAAATTTTTTTGAAACAAGATATGGAACTGGTATTTTGTTTAAGTAGTTACTTATTTAGTTCACTGGGGGTGCGTGTGGGCTACGAAATTATTTATTCTTATCATGAAAAACAGGATGGGAATTACAACAAAGAAGAAACAAAAACCTTAAAGAAAAAGGTCGGAGATCCATTTGAAGATGTTTCTCTAGAAACATTAGCAAGTAGTGTCATGGGTCAATTGGCAAGAAGAGATATTTTTGTTATTGGTGTTGAAATATTTGAACTCGCTAAAAAGAAAATTACTTTTAGAGAAGCTGATAATGGTGTGGTCATAAAGAACAAAAAATTCTTATTTGATCAGACTTCTGGAAATTTTATAACACAAGAAGTAGAGCCAGAAAAAAGCACCGCAGTAGTTCCATTGCAGGGGCAGAATACTCTTTATCCCCACGAACAATTGGCAAATTCAAAAAAAGAATTAACTGCAAGTGGGCAGTCAGGAAAAAGAATTGTAGACAATGTGGTGTTTTTCCCAGAACCACAAATGATTACCGAAGTAAGGAACAAGGGATATAGACTTACGGTGGATAAAAAGTATGCAGTTTATGGAAAGACTGGTTCTATACATGGTGAGATACTTACAATTATTGATGACACTAATCGGGAAATAAAAATAAGCGATAAGTTTTTTGTTCCCGGCAATGTGAATCTTTTGGCGGATAATGAGTTGAATTTTTCTGAAACCCAAAAACAAAGGGAACATGGCAACCTTTATTGGGGCGGAGCAGTTGCTGATAATGTGCCTAACCTAAGAAAGTAGGATGATCATGAAGAAAGAAGAAAAGATTGCAAAAAAGCGTAAAGAACGAGAAAAGAAGTCCAAAGCAAAAATTCTACTAAGGCGTGAAGCTATACGCAAAGATCGCAAGGAAGAATCCAAGAAATATATGCTTGAAAAATTAGTTCAGCCAAAACAAAATCCTATTATCAACATAAAAAAGAAAGATGAATCCATGGAAGATAGAGACGCAAAAATTAAAGAGCAGCTTTTGAAAAATCAACAAATCTTGAAAGCATTAGAGGAAGAATTTTTAAAAGAACGACAAAACAGAGATGATCTCAATGGAGATTTGGAATCCAAAGGACACGGAAATTTGCAAGATAAACTCGCAGCAATGCACAAGGAAGTTGTTGAGTCAGAAGAGAAATTGCAGAATCCAGATTCGCCCATCAATATTTAATTTTTAAAAGAATAGTTTTTTTTATAAATTAATCTTGCAATGAATTCTAGATAATGATACTAATAAACGAAGTCGGACAACGAGTTGTTCGTTGTCCAAACTACTTAACTTTTTAACTACGAGGTGAACTATGGGAATTGACTACGAACCACTAGACATTAACGAAATCAAAGCAGAAGCTAAACGAGTTAGCTCAGAAAGCGGCGGAGGTCTTGACAACGAGTACCTTCAAAAGTTTGTGAAGATGCCAGATCGGGATGGATTCGTAATGATGCGATTTCTTCCAAGAAAGAAAGGTCAGCGACTCTACTGTGCGACCAGAATCCACACGCTGACAAATCCCACGACCAATCAAAAGAAAACCTATCATTGCCCTAGAGAGCTTTCCAAAAACGAAAAAGGTGTAGAATCTTGGCGTGGTGAATGTATTATTTGCAAGTACTATTCTGACTTGTGGCAGAAGTCCGAAGGTCTTTCTGGAAAAGAACAGGAAAACCTTCAGAATAAAGCACGAGAACTCAAACCTATAGAACGCTATTATTACAATGTAATTGTGCGTTCAGAGGTTGATCCGAAGAATAAAGCTACAGCAGCTAATGTTGGACCTAAGATTTATTCTTGTGGCAAGCAAGTTCATAGCAAGATTATGAGAGCTATAACTGGCGATGAAGCTGCAGGTGAAAAATCTTTAGGAGATATCACACATCCAAAAACAGGATGTGATTTTAGGCTTGTAAAGAAGGTTGTTAAAAGTGGGAATAGAGAGTATCCAAACTATGATTTTTCAAAGTTTGAAGAAGAATCTCCCGCTGGAACACCAGAAGAACTGGAGAATTGGTTCAGCAATCTTAACGATTTGTCTGCGTTGAGAAAACTGAAGACTTCCGAAGAAATCAAGCATGGTCTTCGTGTTCATACAGGTATGGTTGTTGAAGGTGATTCGGCTGGAGAACTCGATGAGTTTTATAGCAAGTCACCAGTTCAAGCTGCTGCAAAATCTGCAGAATCTGTAATAACTGGCTCTGATGTCATCAGAGAAGAAGTTCTTGTATCCAAGAAGGTTTCAAAGAGTGTTATTGGCGAAGATGAATCTCTTGCCGATGATGATTTCTTGAAGCAACTTGACGGAATCTAAACAATCACTTTTAGCGTGAACGCATCTATGGGTGTGTTCACGCTTTATCATATTAAAATAATATACAAAGGAGATACTATGGCTCGTAAAAAAGTCGATGAAGATAATTTCTTTCAAGATTTAGCAAATGAAACTGGTGGAGATATTGTTGCTGAAATTGATAGCGTTAAATATTTTGTGGATAGTGGAAATTTGGCAATCAATTATATTTGTAGTGGAAAGTTTATGGGTGGTGGAGTTCCGGGCGGTAAGCTTACGGAAATTTATGGTCCTTCATCTAGTTCAAAATCTTTGATTGGAACAAATGTTTTGTTCGGTTGCCAGCGTTCTGGTGGAATTGCAATTTTGGAAGATTGTGAAAATTCTGCCAATAAAGAATTTATTCAACGAGCATCACATTGCGACTTGAATAAAATTGTCAGACATACTCCACAAGCATTGGAAGATGTCTTTTTGAAGATGTATAAATCCATTGAATTTGTTCGATCAAAAAGAAAAGAATGTCCGATTGCTATTGTTTATGACTCCATTGGCGTAAGTCCATCGGCTAGAGAGCTTAGAGAAGTTAATCTTCCAGAAAACGCTTCGAAAGCTGATTTCAAACGCATCGTTGGTGGGCATGAGCAACCCGGAGAAAGAGCTAAGATTTGTTCTAGAGAATTCCGAAAATTGAACACAGTTATGGAAAAGAATGATGCTACTGTTGTCATTTTGAATCAGACTCGTTCAAAAATTGGTGTTCTTTATGGAAATCCAACGACAACTGCTGGTGGTGGTAATGCTTTGCCGTTCTATGCTTCGTGTCGATTAGAAACATCGACAATGAAGAAAATAGAATATAAAATTAGTGCAAAAAAAACCAAGATTCTTGGCATTAACATTCGTGTTAAAAATGTTAAAAATAAGACTCACACACCATTTATTTCAACAGAAAACATTCAATTGCTTTTTGAACACGGAATAAATCCTGTTAGTGGCTTATTATCTTGTTTGCTTGATGCAAATAGGGTTATTGCTAAGAGTGCTGGAAATTTCATCGTTGCAGAGCCTTATAGCAATGGCGAGGAAATTAAATTCAAAGCCTCCTTGGACAAGAATGAAATTCCTCTCGAAATTTTGCTCAAATGCCCATCGATTATTGATGCAGCATCTGAACAAGATATAATTGATTATTTGGAGCCATTTAAAGCAGCTATGGAATTCCAGATTGGTGGTGATGTCATAGAAACAGACATAACCAATCAAGAAGGAATAGATGATGAAATTGATTCAGAGATAGAAGAATAATCAATTTTATATTTGGTTTTTCCAAGCCTCTTTAAAGTTTTTCCTATATTTTTGATGTAATTTTTTGCTTTTGTTATTTGGGAATAGATGTTTTTTTCATCTATTCCTTTTTTTTTGAATTTTGCAATTAATTTATTTGTGTCTATTTCTTTTTTGCTTTGAAGTGTTTTTATTATATGTGAAAATATTAAATTGCTTTGATTTGTTTCTTTTTTGTTCAAAGTTTCAATTGTTTTATATTCAAATTCTTCTTGTTTGCGATTTGTGTCGCAAATTTCATTTGCCAATTGTTCTAGTGATAGAGAATTTTTACTCTCAGTGCTTATTATTGAAAGATCTGCGTTAAATGTCTTAGAAAATTCGATTAAACTACTCAAATTTTTTTTATTTGTAATAAATTTTCTTTTGTCCTTCAATTCAATCATCAAATAATTCATAGAAACTCCTTGATTTAATATTACTGTATTATAAAAGAGATGTCGTTGACTTGGCAATGAGGTGACCATGAATAATTGTAATAATAAAAGGCGTTTTGGAGTTGAGTTGGAAATTAATGCCTTCGATGGCAGAAGTCGTCCATTTGATTATGAATTGGGAAATTTGCCAAAAGGAATTTTTTATGTTTCTTGGCTGGTTCAAAAAGTTGTCAAAGATAAGGTGTTTATTCAAAAGTGGGGAAATAATCACAATAATGATTCTTGGATTTTAAAGCCAGATAGTAGTTGTGGGATCGAAGTATGCACACCAGTATTAAAGGGAATTGATGGAGTGAGAAAAGTATCTGCTGTTGTCGATGCTTTTAGCAATGACGGCAATATAAAAGCAGATGAAAGATGTTCGTTTCATGTTCATGTTGATGTTCATGACCTTTCTGTTGATCAAGTCGCTTCTGTAATTAGTTGGTGGATTAAATGCGAATATGTGTTTACAAACATGGTTCCAATTAAAAGAAAAAGAAATAGATATTGCCAGTTATTGTCTTTTTCCGACATTATCGATGAAGTTGAACGCCCACTCATTAGTTCTAATACACTTATAAATTCAATTGGGATGCATAAATATTATTCGATTAATACATATCATTTCGTAAACAATAAAAGACAGACTATTGAATTTCGCATAATGGATGCATCTGCTTGTTTGAATTATTTTGATGCAAAAAATTACATTTTATTTCTTCTTCATTTTGTAAATATTACTTCCAAATTACCATTATTGAAAAATTATGAAAAAAATAACCAAATGACTGGTTATGCTTGGTTAGATTTCAATAAAGTCATGGAATTGCTTGGATTTGATGATGATTCTAACTTATCGTCTGGTCTGAAAGAGGTAAAAGAATGGCTTTTTATGCGTATGAAGCAGAATGTATCATGTGAGATTGATGGGGTATTTGGTAATAATTTTAAATCTCATCAATATTATGATATTTTTCAATTAGAAAAAGGTTCAACTTCACTATTGAATAATAAATTTATAGAAGATAAGTTCTTGGATTAGGATATATACCTTCATAGAAGGTGAATATATGTCGGACAACATCACAAAGATAAAAAGTTCGATTCAAGAATTAAAAAATCTCTCAAAGATTTTGATTCCATACAATTATCCCATTAAAAATTCAGAAGCTTACGAAGAAGATCTACTTATTTTTAAAAGTAGAAAATATGTCGTTGATGGATATTCTGTAGTAGCTCATTACCAAAGATGTGATTACGAACATTATTATATGGATGTTTTACAACTTTATGGTGACTATAGCACCTTTTTGCCGATTTCTGTTAATTGTAAGATTGCAAAGTTGTTTTTAGGAAATGATGAATTGTTTCTCATAGAGACCTATAAGCAACAAAAAAAGATATACTGTTGGACAGTTTGTTTGAACAAGGAGGAGAGGGTGATTGAATCTCCAATTCGTAAAGATGGTGACTATACACATCGTTTCTATGATGGGTTCAAATACTTTTATATTCCTCCTAGCAAAGTTTTTTTCATTTAAAAATTTTACGAGGTGTAATCATGAGTCAAAATAAAATACAATCTATGATTGTAGAGCATCTTATGAGGCATGGGAAAATTGAATTACTTTTGCCGGACAATGTTACATTAGAAATAGGAATAACACAAGAAAATCAAAGAGGAAAATTTATAAAGAAAAATGACTATTGTTGGGTTATGGCATCACAAAATGATCGAACAGCATGTATTGATGCATTCAATTTAGGGCTTCGTTTTGCGGATGATAAAAACGCCTTAATACTAGAAGACAGCTTCATCAATCAAGATGGAGACCATGTAAGAAGGCTAGATGTAGTTTAAATACAATCGTATATGTTGCCTAAAGTTTTGGAATGACTTAGAATTCCTGTAGATAGTAGGAACAACTCGGTAGTTCCTACGGCAACCTTGTTTTCTGCGAGTGGAACCAAAAAGTCTACCCATATAATGAATCCATTATTTGTAAGTTGGAATCTGGATATCATTATTTGTGTTCCTTTTTGTTTATATGATGTATTGGGAACAATGTCGAAATTATTTTTATGTTCTTGGACTAAATCATTGATTGTTTTCAATAATTTTGGAGCATCTAAGAACTCAGCCCATTTGGAGACTAGTAGTTCTTCAAACTTTTTTTGGTTAAAAATCTTTTCCATATCTGAGGTATAGTATGAAAAATATCGATCATTTTTTAAAAGAATACTTTTATAGGCTTTCTGATGAGAATCTAAAAGTGCTTCATAGTAGACTTCATTTTAGGTATCAAGGCGACATTCCAGAAGTCTTGAATTTTGTTGGAAATAACAAAGATCTTGACAGATGGCTTGGCGGAGCATCTGGATGCTTTGATTTTTATGGCATGGTTGACACTATGCACGAAGCTGTAAATCGTGAATATCAAAAGAGATTTGATATTCACCGCTAATAAATTTAATAGCAGACAAGTCTAAATAATCATATCCAGACGATGGAGATAAATGATTATTTGGACTTGTCCTATTTGTAAAACCGATGATTTGACATTGAGATATAGTTCTGGAAAAATGCGTACATGCAAAGATTGTCAGAAATATAAAAATATTCAAGCAAATTGTTCTGTCAAAAGAAAAAGAAAAAAAACTCCTCAAGTCGCTATCACTCAAGAAGAATTTCTCACATGGATAAAATCACATGTGAGAAAATGTTTTTATTGTGGTGTCACAGAAGCAGAACTTTTAAATTTATCAATATATTCACAAATTGGATTGTTAGTTGAATCATTGGGCGTAGATCGCATCGATAGCGATAAGGATTACACGCTTGATAATATCGTTCTTTGCTGTCTCGCATGCAATAAAGTAAAGAGCAATAGTTTTAGCCAAGAGGAAATGGGATCTTTGGGAAAGACCATTTCGCAAATTTGGCAAATTAGAAAAGAAAATAAAATCAATTTTTAAATGTTATCTTTCCCAACAAAGCTGCTTTTGCTATCATGTGCAATTCAACCTTAAGAGAAATAATGTTATGAGCGAATTGATTCAAATAATAGATCAGACCGATCTGGTTCCTTGTTCGAAATATCCATACGCAAAATGGGAATATGAAAATTTCAATCCAGTTCAAAGTAGAATTTTTGAAGTTTTTGAAAATGATGCTAATTTTTTGGTTTCCGCAAGAACTAGTGCCGGAAAAACTGTTATTGCTGAAATGTTTTTGGCTCAAGAAATTCGTAAGCGTGGTGGCAAAGGAATGTTTCTTGCACCATTAAAAGCCTTGGCTCAAGAAAAAATAGACCAATGGACAGACTTGTCATATCATTTTCATGATTTGAATATTTCAATATGCACAGGCGATTATAGAATTACCGAAAAAAGACAACAAGAATTGTCAAAATCAAATCTAATCATTATGACTTCAGAAATGCTCAACCATAGGGCAAGAAATATCAATTCTGAAAAAAGTGCTTATCTGAAAGAAATAGGAACTTTAGTAATTGATGAATCTCACCTTTTGACAGTTCCCGGAAGAGGCGAACATCTTGAGGTTGGATTGATGAAATTCACTCAAATTAATCCAAATTGTCGGATTGTTCTTTTGTCTGCAACTATGCCAAATGTGAGTCAAATCGCAGAATGGTTATGTGAACTCAATAAAAAGAAAACTTATATTTTGAATTCTGAGTATAGACCAGTGCCTTTAGGAATTCACTATGAAAACTACGATGATGAGCATTGTTATTCTTATGATATTGAAGAAAAGGCAAAGATTGACAAAGCTTTGGATATTATAAACGATTATCCCGATGATAAATTTTTGGTTTTTGCACACACAAAAAGAACTGGCGATTTGATAACTCGTACATTGAAAGCTAATTCAATTGATTCAGAGTTTCATAATGCAGATTTGGATAAAGATAAAAGAATTGATTTAGAAAGAAGATTTAAGAAAAAAGATGGCTTGAGAATTATTGTTGCAACTCCAACTTTGGCTTGGGGAGTGAATACACCTGCTAGGCGTGTGATTATACTTGGAGTTCATCGTGGCAAGGATGAAGTAGAAACTTATAATGTGACTCAAATGGTCGGTAGATCAGGACGATTAGGAATTGATCCTCGTGGCGATGCTTATATCTTATTGCCAAACTCTAATGCAAAAAGACATCGTGACAGATTGAATACTCCACAGAATATTACTTCTAAACTTTTAGAGAAGCCAAGAAATCTCGCATTTCATTTGGTGAGTGAAATTCATCATAGATCAATTGAAAATGTTGCAGATATTAAGAAGTGGTATGAAAGATCATTGGCTAGTTTTCAAGCAAGGAATCTTAATCAGACTTATATCAGCGAATTGCTTGTCGAAATGATCGATAGAAAAATTGTTCATAACGATGATGGTAATTTGGAAGTTTCTAGTGTTGGAAAAATAGCAAGCATTTTTTATTACTCTCCGTTTGACATTGCTGATTACAGTAGAAATTTTTATTTTCTATTTAAGGAAAAAAAACAAAACTCTGATTTACATGTTGCTTTGGCTTTGGCAAAAATTGATACCAATAGAGCAAATATAGTCAACACTGCAGAAAAACAAGAAATGAGCTTGTTCGACAAAAGACTACAAAAAGATTTTTATTCAGAATATAAATTTTTAACAGAAGGAATCAAGAAATCTGCCTTTTGTTATTTCAATTTGTTGAATGGATCGTATGTAACGGCTTTGGCTGGATATCAAAGAAGTTTGCAAAGCGAATTTGAAAGAATACAGCAGATATTGATTGCACTTGATTCTATGAGTGGGAAATGGGGTCAAGAGTCATTTTTAAGGGATTTGGGAAGTCGCATTAGACATGGAGTGCCAGCACATCTTATAAATTTGTGTCAGTTGCCAAATGTAGGGAAAGTTAGAGCGACAAAGTTATATGATTTGGGATATAAAGATGTTGATTCTGTTGCCGAATTGGATGATGCCAAATTGAAAAAAATATTGAATCTTAAAGAAGATTTGGTCAAAGAAATAAAAAGCGTTGCATTAAGACTTTCTGCGCTTTAACCTGTTTACTCTTTCCATTAGCTTTGCTATGTTTAAATAGCCCTTTGCACCTTTTTTCACAGATCTAGCTCTAAAGAATACCTTTGCAGCAAGAAGGCTCTTTGGTGTGCATTGAGTGTCAATCCAGCAGGGTGTGCAACAATCTGCATTTATTCCTGTTGGCTCAAGTGAAACAACAATTGGATCTCCATCGGCAACAAATACGCTATCTTCTTCTTCTGTTATTGTTGTGCCATTTATTACTAGATCGAATTCGCAATCACCATCGATTTTTGTGGCAAATACAAAGCCATCACCAACCATTCTTAACGACACATCTGGATCAAAGTTTGTTTGCCCTTCTGTTCCATCTACTATTTCTATGCAACAGCTATCAACAGTTAATTGAATTTCTACCACTTCGCATGGCACTGAACAGCTTCCCCCAAGAGCAAAAACATAATTATCTGAATTTTTATTTGATTTTTTTTTAAATTTTGGAAAAGGTATGAGATGAGATCCAATGTTTATAGTTTCCCAATTTTCTTTTTCAAATAATTCTCTTAGTAATGGTGCCGGTTCTTCTGGCGGAGTTGGATCTTCGCATTTACATCCTTCGGGATAATCTACTTCGTCATAAGCTGGTCCTATTTCAAAAAAAAGACTAACACTAGTGCAGCATGGTGGTGGACAACATTTAGAATCTGAGCATGAGCAACCACAGACTGGATCTCCTGCAATACCATTTTTAAAAGGACCTTCACAAGCCATTACTTATTGATTCTCTTGTTTTCCGAAGAAATTCTGTGGATATTCAATCTTAACAATGCCGTTTTCTTTTGTTGGATTGCCCTCCTTATCTTCTGTCCACCATCTGACTTGCTGAACTTCAATCCCAAGTTCATCCATATGACATCTATCATTTTTATCTACTGGCAGATGATGTTCAGTGCCATCAATTAGAACTGCAACTTTACATTCTTTTTTTTCATGATTGTAAAGCAAACAATTTTTACATATTGGTTCTATTTTTTTCATAGGTATCATAAGAAATTATAAGTGACAATTGGTTATAAAAAACAGACTTGGCTGTTGATAAAAATTTATAAATGATTTATGATTACTAAAACAACGAGGATTTCATTATGAAAATTATTGGTTTTGCATCGCAATTAGCTATGGGAAAAGATACTGCAGCCGATTATTTGGCTATCGAACTTAACCGTGTTCAAACTACAGGAACATGGGAAAGAGGAGCATTTGCAAACGCTGTAAAAGACACATTTTGCAGGGCGTTCAATGTCGATAGAGATTTTCTAGAAAAATGGAAAAGAATTGATGATGCACCTCCCGGAATGAAAATGAATATCCGCAAGGCGTTACAATTCGTTGGTGATGGATTTCGTCAAATTGTAAGCGATATATGGATTGATATAGCCTTAAGAGATAATGGCAAGCAACTTATTGTTTCTGATTGTCGATATATCAATGAGGCAAAAAACATTCGTGGTCGAGAAGGTATCAATGTTATCATGTATCGTCCTAATTATTTCAATAATGATACCAATCCTTCAGAATCTCAAATAAAACCAATCATTGAATGGTGTTTAAAAACTCAAAAAGAAGGCGAAATCATGCATAATGATCCAAATGCACCAGAGGGAAGCGAACTTTATGATTATTTTCTTATAAATGACAAAGAAATAGTCGATCTTCATTACAAAATTAGAGACCAATTAATTCCTTTTATTGAGAGGGCGTACAATGTCAGTAACTAATTATACATTACATCCAAATATTATTGTTCCAAAGGGTTGGGGACATGAACAATGGATATGTAATAACGAAAAATATTGTGGTAAGATTCTTTTTTTTAATCCAAAAAAGAAATGTTCTATCCATTATCATGCTATAAAGGATGAGGTTTTATTTATTTTAGAAAATGATATAGAGATGTTATATGGATGGGGTGGAGAAGAATTAAAATCAATTATTTTAAAAGCAGGAATGTCTTTTCATATTCCTACTGGATTAAGACATCAAATGATAGCTGGAGAAAATGGAGCTAAAATTATAGAATTTTCTACGCATCATGAGGATAGTGATTCGATTAGATTGGAAAAAGGAGATTAGATTTTAAGACTTTGTTATCTCATCAACTCTTCTTTTAAGTTTTCCTATACCAACTTCCGTCATAACTACAAACTGCCAACCTCTTGCTTGGCAGTGATGTTGACATGCAGCCCACTTAGCGTGATTTTTTGGCAATTGCGTTTGATTGGCTGGCTTTATTTCCCATATTTCTACATGTCCATCCATAAAGTAAATACTAAGATCCGGATTGTATTCGTGCTTTTCTCCTTCAAAAATATAATCAACTTTGAATGGTTCAACATCGTATTTTATAACTTCTGGCAAATATTCTAATTGTTCATATACTTCTACTTCGTAGCCACTTCGATAATGCATTTCTTTTCTATTTTTTCCTGACATGAAATAACCTTCACGAAATTTTGGCTTTTGCTGCTTTAATTTTCCACTTTTTTTATCAATATCTTTCCAGATTGTTGCTCGCATTTGTCCTATCTTTGGAATATCTTTTTCATGCGGATGCTTTGATTTAAAATGTAGCCTTAGATCTCTGACTGGACAACCACATCTTTGTAGTGGGCATACAACATAATCACGACCAAGTTCGTGAGTATCCTTTATGTGTTTGCTATACTCGTCATATTCGTAATAGGCTCTGCCACATACGAAACATTGATATTTGCGAACATGATTATTTTTTTGAAATGGCAATGTCATTTAATTTTTTTGTGCAGAATTTTTTCTGCTTCATCTCTGTCTAAAATTTTAATTTTTTTCATTTCTTTCATATTGAACATTGATTCTGATTTTTCGTCATTGATACTTTTAACGATATTTATTGCAAGGACTCTAATTTCGTCTCGAACTCTTTTATCTTCTTTTTTGTCATTCATTGTGGCAAATGTCAATCTGCCATCTTCGTTTGCTCCATAGATATTGTCACCTTTTTGAAAAAAGAAAATTAATTCATTTTCATCAAAAAAATTTTGAATCTTATCTTCCTTAAGAAGATATGTATCCCAAGTTGCCATGGTGTTTTTAAAATTTTCTATATCGTTCATCATATATTTATATATCCACGCCATCCTAAAACAAAATTATTATGGAACAGTACAATAGTTTATTTTAATTAATTGTTTTTCATAAGTTAGCGGGTAATATTATATATAGAAATATGAGCTTCGCAGGATTCAAAAAATATATTGAAGAAATGGACCCTTCTCCTGAGAAAAAATCAGAAGATGAAGGCAGTGAATCTACGCCAGTTGGAAATGATTATATTGATACACTCGAAGATGAGTTTGGAATTAAATGGAAAGATTTATCTTCACTTTTGACTTCAGAGCCTTGGGTTGCAACTCATTTTATGATGGGCAAGCCAAATTATGAAATGTCATACAAAGCATCTTCTTGGGAAATCGATCCAGAATCAATTTCTAAAAATGGAGCATATATTCGTTTAAAGCCAGACAAGAGAACGAGAAGTTTTCTTAAAAATGGAAGCCTTAATAGGGCTACACCAGATAAAAATAAATATTATTTAAGTCGTGACGAACTTGTAAAATTTTTGACAACCGCATGGGTTCCTGCACCACCACCAGCAGATGCAGGTGGTATGCCTCCAGATGCAGGTATGGGAGGGATAACATGATATCGTTCAAAGAATGGTTGAAACAAAATGAAGTCGCAACAGCAGCAGCACCAGCTGCGGGTGGCGGAATGACATCGACTGGTGATGTGGCTGTTTATGCAAGACCTATTGGCATTGGAACAGTGACTAGAAAATCACCAAGTTTGATAACTGTTGATGATCTTGAGAAAAAAAAAAGAAAAAAAGTAAAATTTTAAAAATGTTTCCTAATCTGCCAGATGTTGTCATGGGAGACATAGGTTGGTTCTAATTGCTATTCTCATTTCCCTTTATTTTTTCTATAATATAACTCATAGAATAAGATTTAACTATTTTGGAGTTATCTCATGCATGATGTTTTGACAAATGTTTCAGAAAAAACAATTAAATGCTTGGACAAGGGTCATGTGACGATTCTTGATGTTATGCCAAGACTTGTTCCAGATGACAGGAAGACCGCAGATTATGCAATAGTTCAAGCTGCTAGAGTTTCTTATGGAGATGGAACTAAGACCATTAATGAAGATAGAGGATTGATTCGTTACCTGCTTCGTCAGAAGCACACAACCCCATTCGAAATGATTGAAATAAAATTCAATGTGAAAATGCCCATATTCATAGCCAGACAAATGGTAAGGCATAGAACCGCTAACATTAATGAATACAGTGGAAGATATTCAATGATGAAGGATGAATTTTATAAGCCAGAAATTGAAAATGTGAGGCAACAATCATCAGTAAATAAACAAGGAAGTGGCGAATCAATAAATGAAGTTGATGCTTCTAACTTCATTGAAAAAATAGATTTTATCTGCAATCAATCATATGAGGAATACGAAAAAGCAATTCAAAATGGTGTGGCTAGAGAACAAGCCAGAATGCTCCTACCAGTCAATTTGTATACAGAGTGGTATTGGAAAGTGGATCTGCATAATCTTTTGCATTTTTTAGCCTTGCGTTGCGATGCTCATGCCCAATGGGAGATTAGAGTGTTTGCAAATGCTATGCTAGAACTTATCAAACCTATTGTTCCTTGGGCTGTTGAAGCTTGGGAGGACTATCATGAGCATCGTGGAGCGATTAGATTGACCAAATTGGAAGTAGATGCAATGGTCTCATCCTTGGGAGGAATATCTGTGAATTCTTTAAAAACAGATAATAAAAGGGAACAGGAAGAGTGGAAAACTAAAGCTGCAATGCTTGGCTTGTCTGTTAAAAATATAGAAAAATAAATTGTGTAACTCAAATAATAGCAACATCTATTATTGGGCTGCACATATGAAGAATATTATAGAATCAATTAATTCTAGCAATTTAAAAATTGGAATCGTTGGAGATTCTATGTTGGACGAATATTTCAATGTAAATGTTCGAAAAATATCTCCAGAATTTCCAATTCCAGTAATGCATTCAGAGGAATGCATGCCAAGTGCAATTCTTCCGGGCGGAGCCGCTAATGTTGCATATCAGCTTAAAAATATAAATAAAAATACATTTCTATGTTCTTTCTTAGATGATTCTGCGAATGAAATTTTACAAAAAAATAAAATTGATACATCATTATCGGTGAGTATAAGTCCTTATTTGGTTCCAAGAAAAAAAAGATTTTATAGTTCGGATTTTCCGACATATCGTTGGGATGTCGAGAAAAATAATTATGGCATGAACAAAGATGAATTGCAGGAGGCTTCTGAAAATCTTTGCAAAAAAATCATGTCAAAAGATTTTGATGTTTTGATATTTTCTGATTACGACAAAGGATTATTCGCCAATTCAATTGTTTCTTCTTTGGCAGAAAAACATCCATGCTCCATAAGGATTGTTGATCCAAAAAAAGATATTACAAAGTGGAAAGGATGCACACTCATAAAACCAAATACACAAGAAGCTTGTGCGATTACCAATGAAAAAGAAAAGCCTAAGCAAATTGATTCAATAATAAAACAAACTAATTGTAAGTCTGTAATTATAACTTCGGAAGGAAGTGGGTTTTTTGGATTTAATGAAAATTACTTTGAATATAAGAATCCAAAATCAGACAAACAAGCCAATAGTGTTATTGGTGCAGGAGACTGTTTTATTGCATTTTTGGGATTATGCTTGGGCAACAACATACCACTTGAAGAAGCTGCTGAATTCGCATTTTCTATGGGTTTAATTTATGTCACAGAAAAACACAACAAGCCATTAGATATCGACACAATTAAAAAAACAGTTATTGGAAGTTCTTCCAAAATTGTTGATTACAAAAGATTTAAAAAAAGAGATTTTAAGTTGGTCGTTACAAATGGATGTTTTGATATTTTACATGCAGGGCATATAGAGAGTTTAGAATTTGCTAAAAAGCAAGGTGATAAACTTCTTGTTGCTGTCAATAGTGATGAGTCGGTTGGGAAGTTAAAGCCGGGTCGCCCTGTGAATAAAATTCAACATCGAATGCAAATGCTCGCTGCGTTAGAGTGTGTTGATTATGTCGCTTGTTTTGAAGAAGACACACCAATTGAAATTATCAAACATTTAAATCCAGAGGTTTTGGTAAAAGGTCATGATTATATTGACAAGGAAGTAGTTGGCAGAGATTATGCTGGAAAGGTTGTTTTTGCTCCATTTGTCGATGGATTGTCAACAACAAATATAATCGATTCAATTGTCAGAAAAATAATTTAATCACACAAACATTTGTTTTTACATTTGTCATTTTCGTGAGGACAATTGCATTTTTTTTCACACACACACATGCCACATGTTTTATGATCATGTTTAATTTGATTTTTGACACCAGAAAGTTGTGAATACATTACGAAAATACTTAGAAAAAAACCAAAAATCATACCAAACAAAACTCTAGTTAAACAACATTTTTTCATTTTATTCCTTTCTTCTATATATATGTTTATAAGGAGTAAATATGAATTCATTCAAAAATTGGTTGAAAATTACAGAAGAGGGCGATTTTGATGCACAACTTTCTGGAGCCATCCAAGGAAAATCAGCGATGCTTTCTGCAGACCCAAAGATTGGGAACAATCCAAGTGCAATTGCCGACAAGATCATAAAAGACACAGAAGTTAAAAATCTAATGTTAAAATCTAAAAATCCAGTAACACTTAATCCAGCAGCATTACAAAAAACAATTAAGACTCAATTGGATGCTGCTCAAAAAGATCAGGGTAAAGCTACAGCTGGAGTTCTAAAATAATAAATGAAAACTTTTCAGCAGTTTTTAAATGAGAAGATGTATGGCTTCAATTCTAGAGGGTCAAATTCTCCCACACAATTAATGTCTAAAAGTGTAAAGCCAGCAAAGCCAATTTTTAGTCTCTTTTCTCCTTTACACTTGAATAAAAAGAAAAAATAACTCCATTAGATCATGATAAGTTACACAGGTGAAAATCTAAGCGTTTTGATTTGTTGTTCGCATCTTTTGCATCATGATTGGATGACATTTCTTAGTTGGTATTCTTTCCAGCAAAATCTTCCAGATGCAAAAATTTCAATATTGTGTAATCGAAAAGATATGAAATTCAATTTATTTAATTGGACTAAGCGTCTTGGCGTTACATTTGAAATAACAAAGAATGATAATCCAATCTCTTGCTTGAACTATGCTCTTAAAAAATCTTATGTTAAATATCCCGTG